GAGGATAGGGATTATGCAGATCCTGACTATTGGAAAAACGAGGAATTATGGTATGAAGCAAATCCAAGTCTAGGCGAGACAACCAAGATCGAAGATATGCGAGACGATTTCAATGCGACTATTGGAAATATGCGCAAGGAAGAAACATTCAAACAGCTGAGGCTCAATATATGGGTAAATCAAAGGGCAGTTACATGGCTAGCTATCGCAGAATGGGATAAAGGCAATACAACCATCGATATAGAAGATTTAGCAGGCAGGGAGTGTTATGGAGGCCTAGATATAGCTAGTACAACGGATTTAGCTGCATTTGCACTATTATTCCCAGATGTACACGGAAAAGACGTTATACTACCGTTCTTCTGGATACCTGAGCAAAACATGTTTGAAAGAATCAAGAATGACCGTATACCATATAATAAATGGGTAAAAGAGGGATACATAACGGCAACATCAGGAAATGTAATAGACCAAGACTATATAGAACGTGAGATAATAGAACTTAGCCATAAATATGACATCTTGGAGGTTGGGCTAGACAGGTATGATAGTAGCATGTTGAGAACTCACCTAGAGAAAAACGACATAAACATCGTACCGGTCAATCAGACAATGAAAGTATTATCACCTACCATAAAGGATGTTGAGATAAATATACTAAGTACGAAATATCAACATGGTGGCAACCCAGTTTTAAGATGGTGCTTCGGTAATATCATGGTTTACCGTGATAATGACGAAAATATAAAACTAAACAAAAGAGGGAAGAACTACAGGATAGACGGGATAGATGCATTGGTTAATGCAGAAAACAGAAGGACGGCGAATTATGATGAAGATGCAGGTAGATATTACGGTGGTGTGTCAGGATTCGATATATGAGGGTAGTATATGAAAATACCGATAATAAGTAATTTAATTGAAAAACGTAATTTCCAGAATTATGTGCAGTCGTGGTTATCGGGTGCAGATATATCTGATACTTTTATAGACGCAGAATCAGCCACGCAATTATCAGCGGTGTTTAGGTGCATAACTTTGTTGGCGGAAAACACAGCATCTATGCCATTACCAATATATCGCAATACAGACAAAGGCAGAGAGAAAGTCACGGACATAAACGCGTTCAGAATACTAAACAGACTAGCTAACCCCGAGACTACAGCAATGGACTTTAGAATGGCTATGATGTGGCAGGCTTGCATGTATGGATCAGCGTACGCAGAGAAAACATTCACTAGATCGGGCGAAGTAGCAGAATTATGGCTTATTCCCACGGTTAGAGTGAAACCAGTCAGGGTATCAGGCAAATTGGCATATGAGATAAGAATGCCAAACGGAAAAACTCAAACATGGGCAAGAGAAAGAATATTTGCAATGAATTGGGTATCAGCGGATTCAATATCAGGCATCAAGCCTTTAAACGTGTTTAGACAAGTATTCGAGACGGCTATTAATACACAGACGTACTCAAACAAATACTTCAAGAGCGCAGGCGCACCAAGTGCAGCAGTGACGCATAAAATTAAAGACCGAACTGAATTAAACACCTTTAAAGATGATTTTAAAACAGCTTACGCAGGAAAAAACGGCGCACACAGGATTATATTCATGCAAGAGGGTATGGAATACAAGCAAATAAGTATACCACCCAATCAAGGGCAAATGATCGAATCAAGAAAATTCAACATATTAGAGATATGCAGATTATACAATATCCAACCTCACAAAGCAATGGAGATGGAAAACACGATAAAATCCAACATTGAGCAATCGGCCAGAGATTTTATCAACACTACTTTACTACCATGGTCAGTAAGATGGTCGCAATCAGTATACAGGGATTTGTTTAGCGAAGATCAGCAACGTCAAGACTTTTATGCAGAGATGTTATTCGAGGCAATATTAAGAGCAGATATAGAAACACGACACAAAGTTTACAAAACAGGAATAGCGAGCGGTATATATTCACTTAACGAGGTCAGATTAAAAGAAAACATGATGCTCAATCCAGATCCAGCAGCGGACGCTTATTATCTACCTACCGCACTTATTAACATAAACGCAATGAGCACAGAGCAACAGCAGATATTTGGGGCAGCGGTGAATGCAGCATCTAAAAGGGCAACACAAAAACGTGTATCAGGTGCAGACCTCGCAAAAGGACTTTCAAGCATAGCATCACGTAGCCAGCCATCGTTTAAGTCGGCAGGTGATAGAATATCCAAGCGTGAAGCAAATGAGGTTAGAAAGGCAGCTAAGAGGCTATTAGGCACAAGCCAGACCCAAGCGTTTTTAGATTGGGTAGATGAGTATTTTGCAAATGCAGAGAGTTGGCTTAAGAAGTCGATACAAAGCGAAGCATTAACCTTGGCAGGGATAACAGTTGACTTCACCACAAGGGATACAGGATACGAGAAATTAACACAGGAAGAAATAAACACCGAGATTGATAATTATACAACAGGGTTTAGTGAAAGGCACTCAGGCGCAAGAAATGGCGAGATTGTTAAATTGGTTAATGAAAATATACAAGAGGAAAATCTAGAAGATATAATAACAGATCGAGCGGACGAATGGGAAGAAAAAGGCGGATCTAAGATAGGATTAAATGAGGCCGTATTTGTAACTTCCATGATTTCAAGGTTATTGTTCGGGTCTAATGGAGAAACAGAACTAATATTCACTAACACAAGTGGCAAATCGTGTCCGTTCTGCACACAGATAAATGGTCAAGTGGTAGGTATACAAGAACCTATTGTGCCAGAGGGATCATTCATACAGGCAGACGACGGATCAAGCATGAGGATATTCGGCCCGAAAATGCACACACCGATACATAACGGCTGTCAATGCCAGATAGTACCAAGATAAGGAGTAATTATGAAACATGAAACAAGAGGATTTAATACAGCCTTTGAGGTAAGGGAAGAAGAAGGCAAGCAACCAATTATAGAGGGTTATGCATCAGTTTATGATGTATGGTATGACTGTGGGTGGTATCAAGAGAAAATTGATAAAGGCGCATTTAATGACGCCATTATGCAGAGCGATATTAGAGCATTAGTAAATCACGACCCTAATTTGATACTAGGCAGAATGAAAGCTAATACATTAATGGTAAGTGCGGACGAAAAAGGATTGAGATATATCATTCAAACTCCATCCACTTCTTACGCTAAAGATTTAGCTATAAGTATGAAACGTGGAGATATAGACCAATCATCCTTTGCGTTCACGACTTTACCAGATGGTGAAAATTGGGAAATTGTAAACGATCAATATTTACGAACCATTACAAAGGTAGATCAATTATATGACGTTTCTCCCGTGACCTATCCTGCATCGTCTGCAACAGAATCGTTTGCAAGAAGTGAAAAAGAGATAAAAGACGAATTGCAATTAAAGGCACAGGCTATAGTAGATGAAGATATAAAATCGAAAAGGCTAAGGGAAGCAGAGCAAGAACAATTAGAGTTAGAAGTTTCATTGATGCGTTAACAGGTTTAGCATTATCAATTAAATAAAAAGTAACAGGTTTACTAATTAAAATTAGGAGAATAACAAAATGGATTTTGTAAAACAATTAGATACTGCGGTAAAAGAACGCAGAGGATATTTAGACTCAGGCGACATGGTAAAATATGACGCTTTAAAAGAGCCTATTGCAGAACTAAGACAAAAGATAGAAGCCGAAACAGAGCAAAGAGCACTTGAAGCAGAAATGAACAAACCATCAGAACGCAAATTCAAGCAAGAGCCTGAGAAGAAAGAAAAAAG